AGCTACTTCAAGGCCAGGCTGATTAAGGTTATGCCGTGCAATGCCGATGTAATCGATTGGCCGCCGGCTGCCGTTTGTGATCGTAATGGTCTGCGTTGCTGTGCTAGTTGCAGCCCAAACAAACGCCGTTGCCGGGTTGGTGGCGTTGGTAATCGGTGAACCAGCCGCTGCCGATGATGCCGATATCGAACCAGAGGTCACGACATTATCGAAACAGATCCGACCGGCATTGTCATTGATCTCATTTAGCGTTAATACTAAATTCGTGCTTAAATGCGTCATACTAGCACCACCTGTTTTCCATCGCTGCCGGCTTCATTGATTTTATCGATTAGGTTTCGTACCTGCTCACCAGAGAACATCGAACCAGGGTCGATACCCTCAATGTACAGGCTTTGCGTTTGCGCGTTTGATTGCGCGTTTGATTGCCCCGACTGGCCTGACATTGCGGCGGCTGCTGTTGACGTTGTAGCTGGATCAACAGAACTAACGCCTGCCGCTGGGTTGCCTGAGCTGCTACTGCTTGAAGATGCCGACATAAGCTTGTTAAGCATCATGCCGGTGGAAACAGCAGAAGATGCGGCCATTAAAGCGCCAACCACTGGCCCGCCTATTTTTGAGCCAAACTTGAAAGCGCTTATTGCAGAGCTTACACCATCTATCGACGCCTGTGCTATGGCAGCGGCCTTGCCAATTTTAAACTCTTCCTCGACTGAACTGCTCATTAAAACAGCCATGCCGCCGAAAAAGTCGCTAGCTGCGCCCCACGCTTCTTTGTGCTTTGATGAATCAATGGCTTTTGATGCTTTGGCCCACTCTTCCTGCCGCTCTAAATCAGTCTTTGAAAAGTCTTCACCAGAGCTTAAACGGCCGTCCACGTATTCTTTATTCAGTCGCGCCATCTCGGCCAGGTGTTCTTTCTCTTTGTCTTCCAAGGTTTTAATTTGCAAATCGACTATATCAACAGTTTCAGTTTGGCTATCTAAAAGCTTTTGCTTTTCTTCATCTCTGCGCTTTGCCAGATAGTCTGCATCTGATTCTGCTGGCGTTGCCGGACCGGAAGTGCCATCTGGCTTTTCGAGTCTTATAGCATTTTGCTCTTTCAAAAGATCAAGCTGTAGTTGCAGCTCTGCTTTTCTTTGCTGCTCTCTTTCTATTATTCCCTCAATGCTTTGCTTTGTTCTGCCTCTCGCCGTTAAAAGCCTTTCCTCTTGAAAAGCAATTTCGTCACCAACATCAAGCAATTGCGTCTGAATTTGGGAAATACTGTTAATGTCTTTTGCATCAAGAAAGCTATTGAAAAAATCAATGAAATTATTAGTTAGTGATGGCAGCAAGCTAATAGTAGTTTCTAAAAAATCAGTTATCGGCTCAGCAAACGTGCTTATTATTTGTGTGCCAGCATTGCCGGCGGTAACGCCCAAAAGATCAAATGACTCTTTCATGTCGCCAAGTGCATCGGCTTGGTTGGCAGTTAAAGCTAGTTGATCATTTACATCAGAATACTTTTCAGAAAGCCTTTCAAGCTCTGCGCTTTGGTCAGCGTATAATGGTAAAAGCTTTGTGGCATCGCTGGCGATGGCTTCCATGTAGAAAACCATGTCAGCTTGTGACAGGTTTGCGCTATTCAGAGAATCGACGTAAAGTTTTAGGGCTTGGTCTCCGCTTAAATCTTTGAAGTTGTCAGCAGTAACGCCAACCATCGGGCCGATCTTTTCAAAGAAATCAACCATCGGGCCTGCGCCGGTCTGGACGAAATCGCCGATCTTGTCATTAACGTCTTTCAGAATATCGGCAAGCGTATCCTGCTCGACACCCACGCTTTTTGCAGCGAATGCCAAATCTTTGAAAGCTGTTATTGAAGTGTTAGCTACTGTCGCTTGGTTCTTTAACTCGTTAACGTTATCGCCGACAAGCTTTGAGAATGCCAAGAACGCCACGCCGGCGGCTGTTGCAGCGGTGCCAAGCTTTGCCAAGCCAGCTCCGCCAGCCTTTGCAGCGGTGCCAACTTTGTCTAAACTGGTTGACGCTTCTTTTGCGCCCTTTTTTAATGGCCCAACATCAGCGCCAAACCTAACTAATATATCTGCTTCGTTGGCCATTAAAAACCGTCCTCTAGTAATCTCAATAATCTTACGCGGTCTGGTTCTCTGAATGCGTCAGGGTTTTTTGCTTTCATCCACCACCAGAATTCCACCGGGCGCATCGACCAAAAATCAGACGGGCTCATACCCATCTGGATCGACGCTATATAGGCAATCTCTACCGTGCCGCGACTTTCTTTTTTGGAGCCCTGGCTTTTGGCTTTGGGTTTTGTTCAACCTGCGGCGCGTAATCTTCAGGCGGTCGTAGTGCCGTTAATATCTGGCCTATGTCGCTGTATGCTGTTTTAACAAAATCAACATCAGAGCGCAGCTTTACGGCAACGTCCATATCGAAAACATTGATGCCGGAAAAGCGCAGAATCTTATTATAAACAATAGCCACTTTATTTCGGCCCATGTTAAAAGTTTCTGGCTCTTCCTCGCGCACTCGATTCGGGTCGCTTGCGCTGCTCTCTAAAACAGAAAGCAGCTCAATAATGCGACGGGCATCGACGCGGCCTTTTTTGCCTTCAAACTCAACGTCTAGTCCATCAAACATTAAGCGCCCGCCGTATAAGTCCATTCGCCCGACGACTGCAAAGCACCGTCAAAACTAATCGTTCCGTTTGAATCGCCGCCAGTTTCGCTAACGCTGTTCAAAAAGAAACTACCACTAATGGTGTCGCCAGTAGTCTGCGCGCCAACTGGTGGAAATTCAACAGTAATGTCGGTATAAAGCTGCGAGCCATCAGTGTTAATAAGCGTGCGGATAGTGGTGTCCTTAGTAACGCCGCTGAAACTAATGTCCAGGGTCTTACTGCCAACGTCATCAAGCAAAGTCCGATATCCATTATCTTCATCGGAAGTAATGTCGATCGCTTCTTTTGCAATGCTAACGCCTTTGGACGTAATGCCCAACCAGCGAACGGCGTTCTTCTTTATGATTAGGTCACGTGATGCTGCTGCGGCCATGTTAAATCTCCTCGATTATTAAAGTAAATGTTTGAACACCATGGCGGGTCAAACCGTCAGAGTCTAAAAACGACTCAGATGCTGTTTGCATTATAGTTACAAATTTAAAGCCTGGCTGACTCAGTGCCGCCCGCTGTAAACTGTTGTAAATATAACCCTGCATTTCTTTAGTTTCTGCCCGGCCTCGGTATCGGCTCCAGGTATGAATAGTAATAGAAACCATATTCATATTTTCAGTGTCGGTATCAAGCGCCGCGTGGCTATCTTCACCAATAACGATTTGTGGAAAGTCCGTATTCTCAACCGTAACGGGTTGCGGGACAGCATCATATACCGGTATCGCGTTGCTTATTATATCAGCATTCGCAATTAGTTTTTCATATATCGCTTTCTGTACTGCCGTCTCAAAACTAGCCACGCTTTGCTATCCTTTTTTTGGCCCGCTTAACAGCACCGGCAAGCTTTTTGGTGAATATCTCATCTGTTAGCTTTGGCATATCAGCCTTCATTTTCAGCAATACCGGCTCAACAAATGGCCGCGCCCGTTGTGGGTTCTTGCCACCTGTACCGTGCTCAACAAAACGCCAATAGAAACCGCCGCCTTTAGTGCGCTTACCCTTTGATGCCTTGACGTATGATATAGGCTTGCCAGGAAACGATCGGCCTTTTACTGCCTTAATTGATCGCTTCAAGTTTCCAGTTTCATTTGGCACGCGCGACTTAAACTCTTTGGCAGCATACTGCGCGAAGCCTGCAATCATATTTTTCGATAAATTGTTTGCTTCACGCGGAATCAATGTCTTTAATATATCATTGATTTCATTAAGCCCTAAAAGCTCGACGCCGCCTTTCTCATTCATTGTGCCACGCCACGCTCGGCTGTCACTTCAATATAAAGCGCCCGGCTTTTCGGCTGCTTTCTCAATGTAATGTTGTACTGATCGCCCTGCCAATCCAGTCGGTCAGAATCTAGCAATGAAATACCATTGCGGAAAACGAACATATAAGCCGCCTCACCCTGCAATTGGTCAAACCCTGTAGACTCACGCCCCGACAAGGGCCGTACATGGCACCAGTACGCGCCCTGATCAACCCAGGCTAACGTATCACCACCGAGTCCATCTTGCGTCAGCGTCTGGCGCTGCACTGTAACGCGCTGGTCTAGCTCGCCAGGCCTAAACATTATGCCACCCAGCCGGTGCGGTCGACGTTTAACATCGCGTCAACGCCGAACGGAATAGGCATGGCAGACTGCCCAACAGTGACAGCCATTCGCTGTTCATACCAGTGCGCCACAAGAAGCCGTATGGCGCGTTTTATGTTGCTTGGTACGTCAGCACCGGTTGCGCCATAGCCTGTCGTGAACGTTATGTTTAGGGCGTCTCGTCGCTCATAGAAAGAAGGCCAAGCATAATTCAAAATCGGCGCAAGGTCAGAGCTT